GATATCTCTGAGAGAAGAGGAGGAAACGGTCGGATCCGGTCATGACTTGGGGGAAAGTCCCGAGATTGGGCGGGAGTTCCCCCGATTAGAGACGACGAGTGTTGGGGAGGACAGTTACGGACCCCAGATCGTTGAGTGGGCGCGTAAGTATTTGCAGGTCGAGTTCTTCCCGTGGCAGAGGTACGTTCTGCATCGGATGTTTCTCACGAAACCAACTTCGGACTCTCCGGTGGCGGACTTGTATCACCGCGAAAGTTTTGTCGGGTGCGCTCGTCAACAAGGCAAGACTCTTATGTTGGCGGCGACTATTGGGTGGTGGTTGACCGACTTTGCAGCGATGAGAGGAAAACCACAAAACGTCCTCAACTCCGCGCACAAACTCCACCGCGCCGAAGAGGTCGCGCGACTGTTGTTCCCCATTCTGGAGGAATACTTCGACGCGAAGCCCATGTGGTCGGCGGGGCGTATGACTCTCACAATGCCCGACCGTTCTAAGTGGGAAGTAGCAGCTGCAGTTCCCTCGTCTGCCCACGGAGGAAGTTATGACTACATCGCCGCGGATGAGATATGGCACGTCGCGCCAACCGTGATCGTAGACGGATACCGACCCTCCCAGATCGCTCGACGCTCACCCCTCCTGGCCATGTTCTCCACCGCCGGCGACGAGTCCTCCACACTCCTCCTCCAAATCCGAGAAAAAGCACTTGCCGCAATCGACTCCGGCAAACCAACTCCGAGTCTCTTCATGGAATGGAGCATCCCGCCAAACGCGGATCCATTCAACGAAAACAATTGGAGGTGGTCAAACCCCAGTCTCGGACACGGAACAATCACACTCGACGCGCTACGAGTGGCGGCACAAGAACCCGACAAAGCGGGTTTCCTCCGAGGACACGCAAACCTCTACCTCTCAAATGTTCGATCGTGGCTACCGTCAATCGACTCGTGGGAGAAATGCCTTTTCGACGGTCCTATCCCAGAGGGAGGAGTCCTCGCCGTCGAGCATTCCGTCGACGTGCAACGCCTCGTCGGGGTACGCGCATCCGCATTCGACGACGGAACCGTCGGGGTGACGGTTGCCTTCGTTGTGGATAACGAGACCGCCATGTGGAAAAAAGTCGAAGAGGAAGCCGCCACACGAACCCTCGTCCTTGCGGGTCCTCCGTCTCTGGAGTTACACGTCCCCGAACATTTGCGGGAGCGTTGGGTGACGGTCGGACATGGTGAGATCTCGAAGTGGACCGCCGTTGTCAGAACGATGATCGCGGAACGGCGCATCCGTTCAACACGGGAAGAAATGCTCCACCAACACGTCGCCCGCGCCGTCGGCGTCAAGACTTCCTCGGGCTACATCGTCTCGTCGCAGAAATCTTCCGGTCCGATCGAGTTGTGCCGAACGATGATATGGGCGGTTGCGTTGGCGTCTAAACCGACAACGAAACGCAAACCGCAAATCGCTTCGTCACGCCCAACAAGACGCCTCTAAAACGAAATCTCTATCTCTGTCTCTTTTCGCACACGCGCGTCTCTGGCGTGTGATAATGGGTAGACATGGCATCACTACTCAATCGCATCGTCAAAGCCTCTAGCGGTTCAGGCACGGGAACTATTGCTACTGGGGGGACCGCGCTCGCGTTCGGAAATACTGTCGGGGTATCACGGACGCGGGCGTTGAACCTCGGTGCAATCTCGCGCTCTCGTGACGTCATCTGTTCGCTCGTTGGATCTCTTCCTATTCGCCAGTACGGGACCGCATGGAACGGAGAAACCCTCGAAGAAATCCCACTCCCGCCCGAGCCGTGGATGCTGCAACCAGAGAAAGAAGTTCCGCGATCCGTAACCATGGCATGGTTGACGGACGACCTAATGTTCCACGGTCGCGCGTACCTTTACACGACCGAAAAATACGCGAACGGAATGCCAGCACGGTTCCAATGGCTACCCGCCGAGGACGTGTCAATAACTGCAGCTGCGTTCCGTGGCAATCGTCCAATCGGCAAAATCCAACAGATCACCTACGCCGGCAACATCCTCGACCAATCACTCGTCCACATTTTCTACTCGCCCTACGAACCGCTACTCGTGGCGGCGCAACGGTCAATCCGTATCGCAGAACGCTTAGACGCTGCAGCAGAACGCTACGCGGTGAACGACACCCCCGCCGGACATCTCAAACAACGCAAAGGTCAACCACTCGACCGCGAAGAAATGGTCGCCATGGCGGAGGAATGGTCCGAAGCACGACAAGAAGGACGAACCGCATTCGCCCCCGAAGAGGTCGACTGGGTGGAGTCGACAATGGATCCGTCCCGACTGCAACTCGTCGAGGCCCGCCAGTACGCCGCACTCGAACTCTCACGCCACGCAAACGTCCCGCCGTGGATCGTCGGCATCGCCACCGGCGGAATGACCTACCAGAACGCACAACAAGCAAAAGCGGACGCAGTTACCTTCGGCGCACTCGGATACATCGAGGCAATAGAACAAGGTTTGTCCGCTAACACAATCACTCCACGCGGACGCATCATTCGCCTAGACCGCACCGCATGGACAGACAACCCACTCGACACAAACCTCCCCGCACCAACCCCAACGCAAGAAAGGACTCCCGCGTGAAAATCTCACTACTAGCGTCCGAGTTCACAATCGACGCCGCCGAAGGCGAAGCATCGCGCACACTAACCGCGATCGCAGTTCCGTTCGGCGTGGCGGCGCGAGTATCCGACGGAACCGAAGTCATCTTCGAGGAAGGTTCACTCCCAACCGACGGACCCGCGCCGAAGTTCATGCTCGACCATGACCCCGAGAAACCGCTCGGAATGGTCGTCGCACGAACCGCCGACAAAACCGCCGTCTACGCACAAGCAACCTTCGCACCGACAACCCTTGCAAGTGAGGCACTATCACTCGCAGGACCGGACAACTACTACGACGCCGTTTCCGTAGGCGTCGAAGTAACCGACTACACGTTCGACTCCGACGGAGTAATGCGTGTCAAGTCGGCTATCTGGAAGGAACTCTCGCTCGTTCCATTTCCCGCCTACAAAGCAGCCCGAGTTCTTTCCGTTACAGCGGAAGAACCCGAGCAAGAACAAACAGAAACCCAAGAAAACCCAGAGGAGCAACCAATGGAAAACCACCCAGAAATCGACGCAGCCGCGCCGACCCAAGAAACAAAACCACTCACATTCGCAGCACCACGCAAAGTGACCGCAGCCGAATACCTCTCCGGAGTCGTAACAGGCAACCCCGCAATCCTCGCCGCAGAAAACGGAACCGGCGACGTCCCCGGCATCTTGCCAGAACCACTCGTCGGAGAAGTTTTTTCCAATGTGTCCGGACGTCGTAGGTTCGTCGACACAGTAGGAACACTCGCAGCACCGAACGCAGAAATCTGGAACCGCCGCAAAATTACTCAACACGTCGACGTTGATGTACAGGTTGCAGAGTTCGACGACCTTGCATCGCAGTCACTCGAAATCTCAAAAATCCCCGTCACCAACAAACTCGTCGGCGGATATGTAGATCTCTCCGAACAAGTCCTCGACTGGAGCGACCCTTCAATGGTCAACCTCACACTCAACGACATGGTTCGCATTTACGCCCGACGCACCGAAACAATTGCAACAGCATCACTCGTGGCAGGCGTAACCGAAGAAATCGAAATTGCCGACTGGACAGACGGCGACGAAATCATTGACGCGCTATACGACGGATCAGTATTTGTCGACGACGCAATCGACGAACTGCCAACCCACGTTTTTGTCTCGACCGATCGTTGGGCAACCCTCGGAAAGTCAAAGAACGCAGCAAACGAGCGCATCTTGCCAACAACCGGTCCGTCAAACGCAGCCGGCACAATGGCTCCAGGAACGTTTGTCATCAACGGCCTCGGGTTGACTTTTGTTGTCTCTAACCGTTTCGCGGCAGGAACAATGATCCTCGGAAACCCAGTCGGTATTGAACTGTACGAACAGCGCAAAGGCGTAATCCGCGTGGACCAACCCGCAAACGCATCGGTCCGTCTGGCCGTGCGTGGCTACTTCGCCTCATTGGTCTTAGAGCCGAACGCGTTCGTCAAGTTCGTTTCCGCCTAAGCAAAACAACGAAGAGGAGAGGGTTAGAGAATGGCATTCCCAAAGACAGTCACGAACGCAGTTCTAGTCTCTGGCGTCCACACTTTGACCCTCTCCGACGTTGACAACTTAGAGGTCGGCTACCCAATCCGAGTCGCGGGAGTTTCGGCAGATCACTACGACGGGAACCACACAATCGCCACCCTCAACACAACCAACAAGACCGTCTCATGGACACAAGGGAACCAGACTCACGCAGCAGCGGTAGTCACAGGACTTCTCGAAGTTCCGGTCCGTTGGGTGGACGAGAACGACGTGTTGGGTTTCCTCGGAATTGAACCGGCAACACAACTCGACGAGGACTTCCTAGCACTCGCAGTCGAAGCGGGGAACGAATACTGCTTCGACCGTCGCAGGATCTCGGGCTACTCGGATCTACCAAACGCAGTTCCAAACGCATCCGTCAAACTGGGGACCGTGTTGAAGTGTGCAGCGTTGTACCGCGAACGAGGTTCCGTCGAGTCTTTCTCGTCGTTCCAAGACTTTGCGTCCAACGTCACCGTCGGAGGTTCCGACGCACAAATCAACAAACTCCTCGGAACACTCAAACCTCGGATCGCATAATGGGCGCATTCGTAGACGCATACTTGGAACTCGTCGGGGAGATAAACGACCTCGGATTACAGGCAACCGCAGACCCGCGAAACCTTCGTCCGCCAATGGTCATCGTCGACCCGCCGTCAATCCAAGACGTCAACGGGCAAATCTTCACGCTTTCATTTTCTGTCGTTTGTGTCGCACCACCGCCGGCGAACCTCGACGCAATCAAAACAATCCTCGACATGGCGGACGCCATTGTGGAAGCATTACCGGCAACCACAGGAAACCCGCAGATCTACACGGTCGGAGAAACAGATCTCCCCGCGTACAACCTCACTCTCACAAAAACCATAAGGAGATAACACCATGGCAACAATCCTCATCGGACGCCAACTTACCCTCGAAATTGACAACGACTCATACTCCGCACAAACCGCGGAAGTGACACTCGTTCCAACCAACAACTCCGAGACCTACCAGACCCTCACCGGTCCAACCACAATCCAACTCCCAACAACATGGGAACTCAATGTCCGCGCGTTCCAAGACTGGAACGAAGCATCGTCTCTCGCAGAGGCACTCGTAGTCGCAGCAACCGCGGGAGACGCAATCCCGTTCGAGTTGGTTGTCGACGGTGGAATGACAATCACAGGAAACGTCATCCCCGTGTTCCCGACCGCCGGTGGTGCAGCAGACTCCGCGTTGGAAATGGATCTCACATTCCCAGTCGACGGAGACCCAACCTTTACACCCGCGGCCTAAGGAGAAATCATGTTCGTCATTCGTGTCAACGACGGAACACAATCACGCGAGGTCGAGACCTCTCCGTGGACTGTTCGCCAATGGGAACTCCACAACAAAACCAGACTCTCCAAATTGGCGGAGCGCGGTTTCGGAATGGACGACTACATCTTCCTCGCATGGCGAGAACTAACAGACCGCGGAGAGTCCTCACTCACTCTGGAGCAGTTCGGCAAATCTCTTCGCGAATGCGAAATCGTGAACCGTGAAGAACTCTCCGACCCAAACTCCCACACCCCGTCGGGAGCATCGGACGCCTAGTTGCCGAAGTCGCATTCGCGACGGGGATCAGTCCTAGCGAACTCTGGAAAGATCACAAAATGCTCGTCACGCTTGCCGACATAGGCAACAAACAAAACAAAGCGATCCGCAAATGACGCTCGAAACGACGCTCGACATTTACGGAGTTCGAGAAGCATTAGCAGAACTCCGCGAGGTTTCACCGAAGGCGCGAACCGCTGCAGTTCGTGAAGTCAAAAAAGACCTCTCGGGATTACTGGAACCCGCCCGCGCCCAATACCCGCAGGAAGTCAAACTCCGCGGGTGGACGCGTGGCACTCGTGGCGGTCGCCTCGGTTACGACGGAAAGAAAGTCCAAGCGGGCGTCCAAGTTGTTGTCGGTGGACGCAAACCACGCGGGGCAGACGCATTCCCAATCGTGACGATCGTTCAACGCAACGCAGGAGGCGCATTGTTCTCCGTTGCCGGTATGCGAAACGGCAGTCAATCCAAGCGCGGAAAAAACGACAGTCTCGGACGCCCCGTCACCGCGCAACAGTCCATCGCGTTTCTCAACAAACTAAAAGCAGAACACGAGAAAGCCCAACGAGGTATCTGGAAAGCCCGTGGAGAAATCCGCGAAGCGGCGGGAGAGTCAATCGGAGTCGCACTCGAAAAAGTCACAAAACAAGTCAACCGAAAACTCGTCCCCAACACGCCCGAAGCACGTTCCGCGATCCGTGGCTACCGGTTCGACATAACCAAACCAGACGCCCCGAGCGTTTGGTACTAGGAGGTCATCATGGCTAACGGAGTTTTCCTACCAATCGTCTCGTCGTTTATTGACAAGGGCATAAAGGACGCAACAAAGGAACTCAAGTCTCTCCAAGGCGTTTCCGCCAAAGCAGGGTTCGCCGTTCGCAAGGCGGCAGTCCCCGCCGCAGCTGCACTAACCGGTCTCGCAGTCGCAGGACTGTCCGCCGCTAAAGCCGCAGCAGAGGACGCCGAAGAACAAGCCAAACTCGCAGGACAACTCCGCAGATCCAC